CAAGACTTTATTGATTTATTTTTCATTACTTTTACCGAAGTTTGACAATAAACAGAACCCATCATCTCATGTAGGATGCTAGAGGTTTTAATGAAAATATATGCTCAAGGAACGGATTCCTTTATATTGAGTTTGTGGACTTGCATAGTGGAGACATGAAGGCGAATTCGGAGTGATCAGCGGGGCTGACGTGAAGATGTCCAAGTAGTTATGCTTCTTTACCGCAAAGTTGTGTGGTACGATCCAGTATAATGTACGGAACTATTTTGAGAGATGTTATATTTAATCTGTTTTGAAGGCAAATTAGGTAATAAGTCCAGTGGATGTGGCGTATGTGAGTGAACCGCGTACACATACGTAAGAACGCGAGGTTGGGGATCTTAACCTTCCGACACTGGGGCTAGCCGGTTAAAGCTGCCCCCTCGGGGCTACGGCCCCTTTTTACCAGCGATGGAGACAACTACACGTAATTCGAGTTTTATTTTTAATGATGTTGAGTCTCGTGTTCAGTTTTTGCAGTATTTGTATAGGTCTGGCTTTGATCCTAAAGACAAGACCCATATTGCAAGGAGTCGTTTGATAGCAGCTCTAAATATAGGAATGCCTTATACGGCAATTCCAAAGTATATGTTGAGGAATATTTCCTGTAGTAAAGCTATATTGGCAGCAATAAGAGGATCTATAGGGAATGATATGTCCGAGCGGTTTGTAGGAGCACAGAGTGTTGTGGGTTCTATGTATACAAACCGCGCTACGGTTTATAGTCCCCACCACAAGTTGGTTGGGATAAAGTGTCCTATTAATTTTGGGGATATTCACATTATTCCCCATGATGAAGCTGATCCAGTTCTGACTAATGCATTACCCGAGTTGGTCGGGGATACATATAAGTTTGAGTTGGATACGACTAAGGAAGGAGAGTACTTGTTGTATGGCCAGAAAGATCCTGTCGATCTAATGATGGCGGGGAGAAAGTGTCCGGGTACTGTTTGTGAGATAACATCGGTCTATTCTAAGGAGATACGAGAGAAGATTTATTCTGGCAAGTATGTAGGATCGTATGGTGACGAGTGGTCATGGGATAAAGTAGTGGAAGAACACGCTAAGTGGAATATGACCTTAGAACATGCTGAAACACCTGAAGCTAGGGTGAATGCTTTAGCTAGATGGAGGACAATAGCTTATCATTATATGCATGATGGAGTTGAAGACATACGGGTCATTAATAGTGCTATGTGCACGAAATGTATGAAATTACAGCGCCAATATTTCTTGGAATATGGTGCTTTTCAATCATGCATAGTATCACATATTTGTGTGCATAGGAGAATTGCTAAGGCTCAAGGAAAGTCTAAGCAAAGAGGAGGTCAGAGGCGAAAAGATTTGGCTAAACAAGGAATAGTTTTTGAGTTTGGGAAAAAGTTTAATCTAAAGGTGGATAAAGACTCAAGAGCTTATTTGGAAGCATTAGATGCTTGGTTTGCTAGAACGACCTTCCCTAGAGAGATTAACAGGTTTAATGATTTTGTGAAGAGTTGGTCTACACCTGTGCATAGGTCAAAGGCTTTAGATTCCTTGCATTTTTACGGGAATAGAACTGCAGGGTTGTTTTTGGCCTCATTGTCGGGACAGTTGACTCAAGAGCGTTTAGATAAATGGGATTATGCTGAAGCCCAAGGACTAGATTTATGGTTGTGTGTAGCTATGTTTATGGCGCTTATGGCTCTTTTATATAAGCGCACAGAAACCGTTGGAAGGCAGGCTATGATGGAGGCTAAGAGATTTGTGGATACAGTAGAAGCTTTAAAACCAGCAATTAAGAGTGTCGGGGAAGCAGCAGAGTCAGTAAAACCTGCAGTAGCTGCTTCGTCTACAATATTGGGAGCTGTAGGAGGAGTGATTGACCATGTAAAAGCAGCGTACAACACAGTGTTGGATTTCTTTAATGGACTTTACGAGCAAGTTGAGAAGCGTTTCGGAGATATGGATGTTAAGGCTACTTTGTTACTGTCAAGAGTAATAAAGGTAGTTTTGGTGTTCGTAGCATTCGAATATGCTCGGTCAACGTTCCCATCCTTGTATCGAGATATAAAGAGGCATATATGTGTGATGATGGGATATAAGGATAAGGAGTTTAGTTATGATAAAGAAGTGGAAGCGCAAGGAAAAGAGAAAGGAAATGTGTTGTATGATGTTCTCGACTTCCTTAACGAGAACGTAGTGAAAGGAGGGAAAGAATTTTTGGATAATTGCGCTCCATTGGTCAAAGCCGTGTCTGTGGCGCGTGCGTTGGAATGGATATGGAACCATCTTGGATATATAATAAACGCCATAGTGGAGACATGGACTGGGAAACCTATGCCGCGTAGTGAAACAGAGGAAATGATAGAAGATTTCGCTACGGATGTGGCTGAATTCCAAGCTGAATTAATGAGTATGTCAGCGGAAGAAGTTTATAGAGAAGAAGTCAAAATGGCTTTAGATGCTTTTGAGTTGACTTACACCAAACTTAAAAATGCTACCGTGCATAACACAAAGGTAAGACCCGTGTTTATATCACGTTTCGCACAGGGAAGTTTATTGCTGGTGAAGGTACAGGCGCAATTCGCATCAGTTATGCGGGAGGCTAAGCCGCGCGCTGTGCCAGTAGTGATATATGTCCATGGAAAGACAAACGTGGGTAAGAGCCAAGATACAGAACAGTTATGTGAATACATATGGCAGTACGTTAAAGAATATGGGCCTCATTTAGTAGAGGGATCTTATCACCCGGGACATTGTTATAGATTGAACCAGACGGAGGAATTCTGGGATGGATATAAGGGTCAATTCTTTTGTGTTGTTGATGATTTACTGCAAACAACGGATTCGGAGAAACGTGGAATGATGGCTGAAAGGTTTATACAGATGGTTTCTCCTGCGCAGTATGCTTTAAGAGTGGCTACGGTTGAAGATAAATCGTATGTACGCTTTACTTCACGCGTAATAGTGTGTACAAGTAATACAGCTCCAAAGGATGTAAGGGACGTACGACTGTCTGATGCCACCGCGCTTAGGTCGCGGTTTCACATAGTGGTTGAAAAACTTGATTATAATACGTATGAGTTCGGAAATGGAGAGCAACAGGTGATAGGTATTCCGAAGAGACCGAGTTTGATGGAGTTAGCAGCGTTAGTAGGTGAAGCTGTCCTGTATAACGAAGAGAATAGAATAGCTCCTCTGAAGCATGATGTGCCTCCTAGGTTTACAGGTTCTTTTTCATCTATGAGATTGAAGTTTCGAGTTGAAGCCGAGAAGGAAATTGAGAAAGAGAAAGCTGTAGCTGAAGGTAAAGAAGGAAAAGGAAAAGAAAAGGAGGATAGTGTTGAAGAGAAGATAGCGCGTATGCGGGAGATGGCTGATACTGAGGCCGAGAGAAAGAGAGCTGAGGAAATTCTTAAGAAGAAAGGTTGGAAACCAAAGCAGAAGGATTGTTCTTTAGGACGGTATGAGGATAAGTTTGGCGCAGTGCCGGAATGGCACGGGACGAAGATAGAAAAGATTTATTGGACCGTGAAGTGGCCTTGGTCAAAGTATGGTGAGTCAATGTACTACAAAAGGCTGTTGAATGATCAGGATCTGCGGAATATGATTATGACAGCTCCCGGTTCAGTATTAATGCCGGTTGTGCGTATGCCGGTAGATTTAATAGATTGGATGACACAGATTTGTGAAGGAAATACTACAGAGCCGGTGGATGTAGTTTATTGGTTTAGTATTCTTGAGCCTTTGATGGTTAATCCAGACTGTGTCAGGAAGAATGAACAAGGGGACGCTATGTTTAAATTGCAGTATGAAATGGCCTATGGGAGGCCTTCTTTTGGACAAGTTATAACGCTTATGGCCGCGGGAGCATACATGATTGGATATGCTATTGGACATGTGGTAGGGTGTATGATGCCTAAGACAGCATATGCGCAGTCATACGATGAACCAAGGGTTAGGACAGAACGTGAGACGAAGCAGCGAGCCAAACGTACGCGTGCATTTGGAAAGTGGTTCGGTAAGAATGGGCCGCAGAGTCAAGGAGGAAATTCCACATTATACGCTAAGATTAATAGGAATTATACTGTGATAGAGACTAGAATAGCAAAGGATAGTCAGGTTTATGATGATGTAAAAGGAAATGAGCCTGACAACTCGAGTTGGGCTTTGTGGATAGGAGGAAGGATGCTGATGGTGCCAGCGCATACTTTATTCTCCCATGGAGACGAAGGAGCGCAGATATTTCTTACGGAAGGGAAGACTACAAAGAATACGTACAGAGTGAGTGATATACCATGGCACAAACAGGTGGCCAATGATGTGTTAGTACTGGAAATGCCGCCGGGCGTTGAATATCCTTCTTTGCATGGATTATTTTCAGATAAATTGCCTGTAACTGGTAAAATGTCACATCTGATGCCAGCCACAGAAACAACAGAGATAGAAGTTCATCCGGCGGTGTGGTGGTCTAACAAGCTTAGGCCCGTGGCCGTCAATGATATTTATGGAGATATAGAGACTGATATAGAGTTTCATGGAGTGCCAAATAAGAAAGGAGATTGTGGTACGGTATATATCCATGAGGCTACAGGAAAGATAGTAGCAGTACATATGGGAGGAATTAGGCGTTCAGATATCGCGTTAGGCACTATTATACTGAAAGATCAGATAATAGATTGTAAGAAGGGAGTTGAAGATGTTCGAGATCCAATTACTATAGAGATGGGAGTCTCCCAATGCATTGAAGGAGTTTCAGTATTAGGGAAATTACCAAGAGAAGCTGGAAGTTTTATTCCAAATGAGACTGCTATACATTTGAGTAAATTCGATCAGGAGGGGTTTCCCTTTGAGGAATCAGATAGACGTCCTGCGCCGCTGGCTCCTTTTGAAAAAGACGGAGTGAGAATTAGTCCTTTACAGAATGCTATAGATAAAATGAAAGGACAGGAAGAAGTGCCGTTTTACGGACGTAGAGGGCCGATCTCATTTAGTAGGGAGCCGATAACATTCTTTGAGTGTATGCCTCGAAACGCTAATTTGAAGAATTTGCGAAAAGCTACTATAGAAGAGGCGATTTATGGTATAGAAGGATATATGAAGTCGGTTGATTTTAATACATCACCAGGATATTATTTTAAGAAACTAGGAGTGCAGTATACGCGAAGATTTTTATGCTTTGATGAAAAAGGAGAAAAGTGTATTCATCCACTTCTAAGAAATGCAGTTGAGGTTAGAGTGGCCGCCTTTGAGAGAGGAGAGATATATCCTGTAATATTTGAGGAGACGTTAAAGGATGAGTTGAAGAGTAAAGAGAAAGCAGATGTAGGAGACACGAGGTTATTCTCGAGTGGGGATTTTGCGTCATTAATTGTGCAGCGGATGTACTTGGGTATTTTTGCTGTGGAGTTGATGAGTGATCCTACTGAGAGTCCGATTGCAGTGACGATAAATGCTCATTCCCAAGAGTGGGGAGCATTGCACTCTAGGTTGAGAGGAGCTGAGAGAGAGAAGAGAAAGTGTGGCGCTGGAGATTTCAAGAAGTATGATATATCGATTAAGAATAGGATAAAGAAGAAGTTTAAGGAGTTTGTGGAGTATTATATGCCTGGGTTAGCAACGCAATTAGTGATTGAGGCCAATTTCCAAGGATGGCATATAATGGGAACGATCGTATTTATAAGACCTTTTGGGACTTCGAGTGGTTCCTTTATAACTACGATATTTAATACATTTGGAAATTGGTATATGCATAAAGAGGCGTTTGTTAATGTATACTCAGAAGATGAATGGAAAGTGGTTGCATGCGCTTTTTGTGGAGATGATTCTGTATTTTCAGTGCCTGAGGGATATGAGAAGTTTAATATGGAATATTTACAGAAGTTTTTTAAAGAAGCGTACGGTATGGAGTATACATCGCCAAGTAAGACAAGCTCGATGATTCTTGATTGGGAGGAGATGACGTTTCTGAAAAGAAGAATGGTGCCGGGGCTTTATGGTATTATGGCTCCTCTGGCAGAGAAATCAATAAGAGATATGGTGAAATGGACAGATACTGATCAAGATCCAGAGGTGCTAGAGTCAGTGATGCAGTCAGTGTTGATTGAAGCATGGCATTATGGAAAAGAGAGATATGAGAAAGCATTTGCCTGGTGTAGGAGAGAATCAGATAACTTAGGAGTGCGTGCCAATTTGCCCACATGGGAAGGTATGTGCCGTAAGAAGAGAGAAGATTATTGAGGTGAGCCGTCTGTGGTTGGACGTTAAACTCACCCGTATACTCCTACGAAACAGGATGCGAGCTGGAAGACAGCTGGGAATGGCCCCCCGGAAACAGAAAGGCCACCCGCTTTACTAGGGCAATAGTTTGGGTCTAACCTTTAGTCCTAGGTATGACTCGTTTTACGGGACTGCAAACACAAAGACAGAAACAACAGCAATTAATGGAGTGCAAGGTGTCGCGGAGCAAGAGCTCACTTCTCCGACGATCACGTCACAATTTAGTACGCCAACGATGACTTTTGGCGAGGTTGGTGAGACCGCAGAACAAATCACCACCACCTACTCAGAGCGTATGGGTAGTGTGGGTCAGTTCAACGAGAACGGCTTGTTAGAGAGAGAAGTCCTATTAGGAACGTATGATTGGCATATAGGAACAAGCGCAGCGCATTTAACTACGATAGATGTTGATTTGGCTTTACGTAGTTATATCCGAAACTGGGAAGTAATGAGGCAGTTTACTTATTATAGACCGGAGGCCGTGGAGGTCACGATCAGATTGAATACTAACCAGTTTTACCAGGGAATGCTTATGGCCAGTCTTTATCCAACGAATGACACGGGGAATTTCTTAGATGAACTATCAGTGCTAGATCCCACATGCATATCAGCTTCCTGTGCAGATGCAGTGGTGAAAACATACGAATATGCCATGCCCAATGCGTGGCTTTTTACTGAAGTTGGAAGCGTTCTGAATTTAACGGTATTCATTCTGAATGCATTGCGTGCACAGACTGACAACCTTCCAGATACGATAACGGTATCGATCTGGGCAAGATTCAAGAAGATTAAACTCGCCTATCCTCAGTTGCTGGGTGACACACCCCCATTTAAACCATGGGGTAAAGGCGGGAGAGCTAAAGCACAGAGCTCTAAGAAGTCACTTAAGGTCAAGCAACCAAAACCAAGAAAGGCACAACATGCTTCAGATGATCCCGGAGCACATGAAGGGAGTAATCCAGTTGGAGAAATGTTTGATGCCGTAATATCAAAGCCTATACAGGCTGTCACGTCCGTAGTTGGGGACGTGGCAGAGATCGCAGGGTTAGTAGGAGGGCTTATCGCTCTATTGGATAAGCCGGAAAGGACGGATGCACATTCGTCAATGATAATTGAACCCAGCACAGATCTATTCGCGACAGACATACCGGATTGCAGTGTGACGACGGGAATCTATAAAGATAGATACGTTGATCCTGGAATCGGTAGATTACCCATGTCTAAGGTCTTTACAGTAAGTGATTACGCAAAGATCCCTGGGTATAAAGCGACATATGATTTTGCAGTAGATCAGGCGTCTCGCGTCTTTCACCTTACGGGTGATTTAGAGGGACCCGATTTTCAGAGAACACCTTTGGATTATGCTATAATAAATTCAAGGTACTGGAGAGGGTCACTAAAAGTTCTATTGCAATTCGTGTCGTCGGCTTTTACGTCTGCGCGATTCGCTGTACAGTATAGAAATGCTTTCGATGGCAATTATGATGCTGACTATGCAGATGGTATAACCAGAGTGATTGATGTCAAAGGGGACACACAAGAGTTGATTACTCTACCATGGTTAAGCTCAACGTGGTGGGTGGATGTACATCCGCTCGAGATAAAGGTGTCTTTGATCTCACGTATTGCCACAACTGATCCGGCCGCTGACCCCATAATCTCAATGAATATGTGGGTAGCGGGCGGTGATGATATCGAATTCGCATTTCCGCGAGTGCCGACTGATTCTGAATGGGCATGGCGAAACGTAAGTAGTAGTCATGTATACCAAGCTAAAATGAGGCACAAGCAGAAGGGATACTGTCATACGGATGACTGGGACAAACCCCAGGCTCAGACGTCAATTGGTCAGTTATTTAAGCGTCAATTCCCCCCGATCGCGGAGGATTGTGTTTATGAAGTAGATAGAGGATTATGCACGACGGAGATCCTTGGTCCTATAACTGACATATGTAAACGATATTCGATCATGAATTCAAATTACTCTTTTGATGAAACGTATTTCCCGGGCAAAGCCTTGGATGACCAAACGTTTATTCCGGATGGAGGTTTAGAGTACGGGGCCTGGAAAGCGTTCCGTTCGACGTTCTTTGGTATGTGGAGAGCAGCCTTCCTGACTCGTTCAGGGGGTTATCGGGTTCGCGTGTTCCCACAACCAACGTTAATCTGGTCAGTAGATCAGAATGGCGACGCCGTATTTGGAACTGATTACATTCCGCCGTACGATAAAGTGGTTAGGCTGGCAGTACCACAAGTTATGCCCCAACCCTTTGGTTTTCTTGGTCAAGATAACAAACAACTAGACATCTTCTCGACGCCAGACGTCGGAGATTCAACCCCGTTCTACATCGCCGCTCGTGACGATGTACAACTAGGGTATCCAATCCTACCCAATGGAATACCACCTGATTACACGCCACCTCTCGGTGAAGCCGAGAAGGCCGTGAGCAGAGTGCTAGTTAAGTCTAATAGAGTGAAAAAGACTGGCAAGGTGTCCGTTGAAAAGTAGGTCGACCCAAGCCCTTTGCAGAGAGTTCTGCTG